ATGATTGAGAAAGTAAATCCGTCCCACCCGGACAAAATCGCAGACCGGATTGCCGGCGCGATCGTAGACATTGCCTATCAGGTACAGCCCGACCCCAAAATCGCGGTTGAGGTTCTGGTGGGCCACGGCGTATGCCATGCGGTTGTCGAGACTTCGGCGCCGCTTCTTATGCCCGAAGTTGTCGTTGCAATCCACAACGCGATCCGCCGCATCGCTGGCTTCGTGCAGATCGACCTCGTTATCGTCCCGCAGGATGTACACCTCGCAGGAAATCAGGAGCGGGGTGTTCACTGCGGCGACAACGGTATCTTCAAAGGGATGCCGCTCACGGAGGAGCAGAAGACGCTCTCCGCGATTGCCCACGACATCTATGCAGCCTATCCGTTTGACGGCAAGTATATCAAGAGCGAAGATCAGCTCATTATCTGCCAGAGCAACGCTGCGAAGGCAGACCTCGAAAAGATGTACCCCACCGCCGAGATCAACCCGCTCGGCGACTGGACTGGCGGAACGGATGTTGATACCGGAGCAACTAACCGAAAGCTCGGCTCTGACATGGCTGATTCTGTCACGGGCGGCGGGCTGCACGGAAAGGACCTGTCCAAGGCGGATGTGTCCGTCAATATTTACGCTTTCCTCAAAGCGCAGCATACCGGCAAGCCGGTCAAGCTGTTCTGCGCCATCGGCGACGACGAGGTTGACGGGAAGCCTTACAGCGAAATCGTTGAGATCGCCAGAGAGTTTATCAAGAACTGCGGCGGTTTTGAAAAGTTCGCTGAGTGGGGCCTGTTTTAACGGAAACTGAATACCTGATAAATTTGGGAGCCTTCCGTTCTGAAAGGCTCCCATTTTTTATGCTCACACACAAGGAGGACACGACATGGAAATTGTTTACAAGCGGGTAGATGAACTCGTTGAATACGAGGGAAATGCCCGCCGGAATGATGGCGGTGTCGCGAAGGTTGCAGAAAGCATCCGCGAGTTCGGATTCCTCAACCCTATCACTATCGACGCGAATAATGTCATCATCTCCGGCCACACCAGATTGAAGGCCGCGAAACGGCTTGGAATGACCGAGGTTCCCTGCATTGTTCAGGAAATGTCTGAGGAAGATGCCAAGTTGGCCCGGATCATCGACAACAAGAGCCACGAGTATTCCACGTGGGATGTCGGTAAGCTGCACAAAGAGCTGAGCGGCATCGGCATGGATTTCAAGACCACCTTCTTCACGCCGAACAGGGACAGAAAGTTCTTCACTGAGCACAAATGCCTCATTTTCGGCAGCACAGAACTTCCGCTGTCCGAAGAAGAATACGCCCGCCTGAAGGCCGTATACGACGCGTATATCGAAAAGAACAAGACCTACCTTGGTTTTGTCCTGTATCTGACGGGAGGTAATGCAGAATGAACATCAGAGAAGTTTCCGTATCCCGTCTGCGGGAATATGAGAACAACCCGCGAAACAACGACCTTGCCGTAGAGAAGGTGAAATACAGCATCGAGCGGTTCGGCTTCTTGTTCCCGGTTGTTATCGACATGAATTACACAATCGTGTGCGGTCACACCCGTGTGCGGGCCTGCCGTGAAATGGGAATCCAGACTGTTCCCTGCATCGTCGCAGATGAGCTGTCTGAGGAGCAGATCAATCTGTTCCGACTGGTTGACAACAAAACCAGCGAGTACAGCGACTGGGACTTTGAGAAGCTGAAAGAAGAACTGTCCCTCGTTGACCTCACGCTTGACAAGAACCAGCTGCTGTTGGATCGCTTCGAGCTGAGCACCGAGGTGTTTGACATCGAGCCGGAGCAGGCTGAGATCAAGATTCCGGCTTTCAACTTCATGGGCGTAAACGACAAGCCCAAGGCCAAGAAGCCCACCGTCCACACCGTTGACAGCAATTCCATCATCAACGCAGAAAATGATGCAGTTGCGGGCGGGTATGATGAAGTTGATACGGCCCCGACGCCGGAGGTTTCCTATCCCACGCTGGCGTCCCAGCCTGATGTGCCCGCCGCTTCCGTTCCCGCAGCCGAAAACGCAGCGTCCTATGAGGCCCCCGAAGCCGATGACGAGCCTCAGAAAAAGGAATCCAAAGCAGTTCTTCCGTTCTGTCAGTTCCGGTTCGGCGATGTGTCGTTCTTCATCTCCCAGGTGGAGATGGACCGGCTGAACGAGAAGTACAAGGAGTACATCGACTCTGGCGCAATTCTGGCGGAGAGCTTTGCGAATTATCTTCTGAAGGGGGTTGAAAACCGTGATTGATTTCGTGGAGAAGGTTCCGATCGACGAAGTAACCGGATCAGAGTACAACCCCCGCTCCATCACGCCAGAGGCGCTGGAAGCCCTTCAGCACAGCATCCGTCGGTTTGGCATGGTTAAGCCCCTGATTGTCAACTCCACCAACAATGTCATCACCGCCGGCCACCAGAGAAAGAAGGCGGCCACTGCCATCGGCTTGGAGTACCTGCCTTGTATCAGAATCAAAAGCCCCAATCTTCAGGACGAGATTCTGTTCAACCTGATGCACAACTCGATTGAGACCAGCAAAACCACGGTTCGCATCGAGGAGTTCACGGTGGGCGGCTACCACTATTGCCCCTCGGACAAAATCAAGATCGAGAGCGAGCCGCAGAATGTTCTCGTGTGCTCGGAGATCACCAAGCTGATGTCCCGCTACGGCGAGTGGGGCAGTGTTGTTACGGATGGGGATGGCAATGTCATCCTCAACTCCGAGTATGCCTACTGCTCCAAGAAGCTGGGCTACGGCGTTCTGTGCTACGCCATCCAAAACGAGGATGTTGCCGAGTTCCTCGAATGTATGGGCGTCGAGTACGGCAAGTACAACTTCGACAATCTCGGTGTTCAGACCTACCACCAGTTCCTTGCGCAGCCCAAGCGCCTGAGTACGGATGGCCGGCAGTCCAATTCTTCTGTCCTGTATGAGAAGTACCTGATTCCACGCTTGCAGCGGTCGGACAGTATCATCGACATCGGGGCGGGGCGCATGGCCTATGTGAAGCTGCTGAAATCCAAGGGCTACGACATTCATGCGTATGAGCCGTCCCTTATGGTGAAGGGCGCGAACAAGCTGGACATGAAGGGCATCATCGCCAACATTCTGAGCGCCGAGCGGCACGTCCGCACAGACGGATTGTTCGATTACTGCGTTCTGGAAGCCGTAATCAACTCTGTCGTGGACGATGAGTTCGAGAAGGCGGTTCTCACCGCCTGTAATGCCGTTCTGAAAGCCAGCGGCGTTCTGATTACCTGCACCAGAAACCTTGCGTATGTTGAGAAGGCATACGACAAAACCAAGCTGTCCGCCGGAGCGGGTGACTGCCTGTGGTATCTTGATGACAAGAACTACACGCTTGGCGTCACCAACGGCATCGTGTTTAAGCAGAAGTTCCACACCCGTGAGAGCTATGTTGCGCTCCTCGAAAACTATTTCGATGAGGTCGGCGTTCTGGCCTGCAATGCTGGGTATATCTACTGCGCCTGCATGAAGCCCAAGCAGCTTCCCGACGAAGTCTATGAGACTTATCTGGAAAAGGAGCTGAACATCGAGTACCCCGGCGGCTTCAAGCACAACAAGCACGTAGGTCTTATGACTGCCCTAATCGAAAAGGTAGCGGAGAGGTATGGCTAATGAGAAAAAGAGAAAGGACCTGTTCGAGCAGTGGATAGAATCTGGCGAGGTTGAAAACAACCTCGCCATTGTGCAGTCCCTCGCCATGCAGGGTAAGTCGATGGATGAGATCGCGAAAGTGTTCGACATCACCAGACGAACCTTGCAAAACCTCCAAAAAGAACACGCTGCTTTGGAGAAAGCCATCAAGAATGGCCGTCTTGCCGTTGTGGCTATGTGCCAGAACAAATTGATGGAGCGCGTGTCGAGTGGAGATACGACCGCCATAATTTATGCCTTGAAGGTGTACGGCGGCGACTTCTTCAACGACCGGAAAGCTGTGGAGGCCAAGATCACTGGAACTCCCCTTTCTGTCCAGCCGCAGGTCCAGATTTACCTGCCTGAGAGAGATTCGGAGGTTGGTGAGAATGGCAAAAAGAAAGACTGATTCCGGCAGCTGCCCGGTAATTATTCGCCCGCAAAAGGGAAAGCAGGAAATGTTTCTGCGGTCCCCGGCTGACATTTGTATTTATGGCGGCGCAGCGGGCGGCGGAAAGACCTTTGCGCTGCTGCTTGAATGTCTGCGGCACGTAGATAACAAACTGTTCGAGGCCGTAATATTCCGCCAGTCCAGACCGCAGATTATGAGCGCTGGCGGTCTGTACGCCACAAGCCAAGAGATCTATCCGTATCTTGGTGCGACAAGCGTTTTGACGCCAAATGTGCAGTGGCGATTTCAGTCTGGCGCCAAAGTGACGTTCGCTCATATGTTCTACGAGAAAGAGAAATACAACTGGCAGGGTTCTCAGATCCCGCTCCTGATGTTCGACGAACTCGTGCATTTCACGGAGAGCCAGTTTTTCTATATGTTCTCTCGTAACCGCTCAACCTGCGGCGTAAAGCCGTATATCCGCGCCACTTGCAACCCTGACGGCGAGAGCTGGGTGGCGAAGTTCATCGACTGGTGGATCGACCCGGAAACCGGGTACGCTGACGAAAGTAAATGCGGAAAGCTGCGATACTTCGTCCGGCGAAATAACATCATCCACTGGGCCGATACTCCGCAGGAACTGTACGAAACTTTCCGTCTGTATTCCCCGGAGGAGCAAGAAGACGTAAAGTCCGTATCCTTCATCAGCGCCAAGCTGACGGACAACGCCGCCATGATGAAACACGACCCTGGATACATGGGCGCTCTGAGAGCGATGTCTGAGTTCGACCAGGAACAGCTGCTGAACGGCAACTGGAAAATCCGAAGATCCGCCGGGCATTACTTCAAACGCTCCAAAGTCGGGCAGATGTTCCATGCGGTGCCTACCGACGTTGTTCGGTGGGTTCGTGCTTGGGACCTTGCCGCTACGGCGCCCGGTGAAGTGGACGAACTTGACGGACTGCCGCAGGCTCTACGTAAAAACAGTCGTAGCGACAGCAGCGCTTATACAGCAGGCGTTCTTCTCGGAAAGAGAAAGAATGGCCGGATCTTTGTCGCGGACGTCATAAATGTCCGCGAAAACGGCGCTGATGTGCGACAACTCATTCTGAACACTGCCCAGAGCGACAATGCGCTCTACGGAAATGTGACTATCCGACTTCCGCAGGACCCCGGACAAGCTGGAAAGGATCAGGCCCAGAGCTTTGTGAGAATGCTGGGAGGCTTCACTGTTACCACCTCGCTTGAAAGCGGAGACAAGGTAACAAGAGCAGAACCATTTTCCTCTCAGTGGCTTGCCGGAAATGTCGATGTAAAACTCGCAGAGTGGAATGACGAGTATTTCAGGCAGCTTGAAAACTTCCCCGTAGGGAAACTGAAAGATATGGTGGATGCGTCAGCAAACGCCTACCTTGAACTGGAAGAAAAGCAGCCGTTCGGCTTCTCTTTCAATTTCTAATCGAGGTGAAATATGAGAATCTTTAATCTTGAAATCACGCGCCGAAGTGTCCGGGACGAGTATATGAAAACCGCCAAGGATAACTTCGTTTCGCGCTGGGCGAGACCGCCCTCTTTGAACACGGCGCAGTGGCTGGATATGTTCTCCAAAAGCCCTCGACTTGCTGTGGTGGACCGTATTGCGAGCGACCTTGCCACCATCAGCGGGAAGCTGTTGAAAGTGGAGGAGGACGGAACAGAAACTGAGATTACGAGCCATCGTTTTCTCGATTTCATGGAGCAGCCCAACCCTCTGTACGAGATGACCAGCTCCGCCATCTGGCGACTACATGAGATTTATCTGATGCTCGTCGGTGAGAGCTTTTTCCTTATCGAGCGGGATGAACGGAATCGTCCCGTTGAGCTGTGGAATGTCCCCCCGCATTGGGTAAAGATGACGCCGTATCTCGGCAGCCCAACCTATACCATTGTCTCCCCCGGAGGGCTGACAATGCAGGTCCCCGTCGATGATATGTTCGTGATGAAGCAGCTTAACCCGCTCGACCCGTTCTTGCGCGGCCTCGGTATTGCCGAGAGCATAGCTGATGAGGTCGAAATTGACGAGTACGCCGCAAAGTTCCAAAAGCGCTTCTTCTACAACGACGCCACGCCCCCGGTGGTATTCCTCATGCCGGATGCCACGGATGACCAGCGGGATGCCTTTCTGGCCCGCTGGAACCAGAAGCATCGCGGAGTGGAGAACAGCCACCGAGCAGCTGCCTTTTCGGGCCGTGTAGATGTGAAAGAACTGGGGAGCAGCAACGGAAAGAACCTGAGCTTCGTGGAAAGCCGCATCGCAATTCGAGATGCTGTTCTGGAACACTTTGGTGTTCCGCGCGAGATCATGGGCATCACCGAGAACAGCAACCGCGCAACTGCCGACGCTGCGCAGTATATCTACGCCAAGAATGTACTCGCCCCGCGCATCAAAATGCGTGAGGAAGCCATCAACAAGCAGCTGCTCCCCCTGTTCGGAGACGGACTTATCTGGCGATTTGACCCTGTGATTCCCTACGATAAGGAGTTCGATAAGGCAAAGGCTCTCGACGGCTGGAACTCCGGCCTGCTCATGCAGAACGAGGCTCGGAGACTTCTGGATATGCCCGACATCGAAGGTGGGAATGTATTCAAAGTTTCCATCAACGACCTGTTCTTGAATGAAACAGACAGCATGGCTGACGTTTCTCAATCCATGCTCCAAGATGATCTTGCGTTGCAGCAGTCCTGGGGATGGGGAGAGAAAAAGAGGGCCAGAGTAAACCCCGAAGCTCTCGTCCGCCGCGAAGCTGAGGCCGAGCGGGCCGACGTGCGGCTTTTCGAGGCTGCCGTGACCAAACACTTCCGCGACCAGATCGACGCTGTGTCAGAGGCTCTCGGCCTCACGAGCAAGGCCGTCGCAGACGACGTATTCGAGGCACTGTCCCGGTTCCTCACAGACGACGGTATGTTCGACCCTGACCTGTGGGACGCTCTGCCAGAAGATGAGCAGCGCCGGATCACCGAGGCCATTGCCGATGGGCTGCTGGATTGGAACGCTGAAGCCGAGAAGTTGATTCAACTTTTTAACCCGATCTGGCGGAAAACCTACTCCGATGGCGTAAAAATCAGTGAGGAAATCTACAACCTCACTGAAGTGGACCGGCCTGAATTCGTAACCCACGCCAAGGTGAACGGCGGGCAAAGGATCGTCGGTATTGAACAAGCCACCAAGCGTAAGATTGCGGAAATCATATCGCGCGGAGTGGCGGAGGGTTCGAGCCAAGCCACCTTGCGGCAGTACATCAAGGACGAGATGAATTTTGCGTCTGCTGCCCGCGTGAAAACCATTGCGCGGCAAGAAACCATGACGACACTGGCCACAGGGCAGTTTGACATGATGAAATCTGCCGGCGCGAAAACTAAAACATGGCATCACAGGCCACAGAAAAACCCGAGGGACGGGTCGAATGGACCTAACCATGTAATCCTAAATGGCGAGACCGTGCCGATTGATGGCAGGTTCTCTAACGGTTTGCGCTATCCGCGTGATCCGCAGGACCCTCGCCCGGAAGAGCTTATCAACTGCCGTTGTTACCTGACATACGGCGGTTTTTAAGATTGCCCTAATCTCTGAGGAAAGGAGGTAAACCGTATGGCTATTAAGGGAAAACGAGCTGCCGGTGCTACGCCGGAGCCGAAAGCCTCTACTTGTGAGTACAAGGCGTTCAAGTTTGAACTGGAAAACTCTGATGAGAGTGGCGAGTTCTCTGGGTACGCGGCTGTGTTTGGAAACAGGGACAGCGGCGATGACATCATCGAGAAAGGCGCGTTCTCCAAGACCATCAGAGAGGATTTTGACCGAATCAAGATCCTCGCGCTGCACAACGATTGCTGGCTTCCTGTCGGCAGACCATTGGAACTGCGTGAGGATGAGAGAGGTCTTTTCATCCGGGGCAAAATCAGTGACACCTCTATGGGCCGCGACATCAAAACGCTGCTCAGAGACGGCGTACTGACAGAACTGTCTATCGGCTACGATGCAGTATCTTTCGACTTCGACAAAGATGATGGCGTTCGGCATCTGAAAGAAATCAGGCTGTGGGAAGTTTCCATTGTGACCTGGGCTATGAATGACCAGGCCAAGATCAACGAGGTAAAATCGCTCGCCGAAGATCTCCGTTCTGAGATCAAGGCTGGCAAAATTACCCGCGCACGGCTTGACGCTCTGAAACCCTTTATCGCAGTTGTCCGGGAACTTGCTGAAATCCTCGGCCCGTTCCTTGAACCGGCGCCGCCGGAGGAAACTCAGACCCAGAACAACATCCAAAAATCTGCGCAGAAACCTGAGCAGACCAAAACATCGGGGATTGTCTTCGAGATTGTCCCCTCACCTAACAGGAGGTAACGAAAATGAAACTTACTCAGGAACAGCTCGCCGAACTGATTGCGAAGGTGTTTTCCAATCTCGACGAGCGTCGCAAGGCTTGCAAGGAGGGCGAAGGTGCCCCCGGCGGCTTCTCCACCGATGATATTATCTCCGAGGTAAACAACATCCTCGGCGCGCTGGGTGACGAAGGCTTTGGCTCTGGTGAGAGCGAAGGCGACGGTGTTGCCGCAGCTGCTGTTACCGACCCGCTCGCTTTTGCCGCTCCCGCTGCTGGCGTCGTCGCTGAGAAGGGCGAAGGCGAAGACATGGGCGCTGCCGTGTCTCCCGAGCTGATCGCCAAGGTGATCGCCGCTCTGGGTGCTATGGGCGCTTCTGAGGGCGCCAAGAGCGCCGCTCCCGCCTCTGAGACAAAGGGTACCGCCGGTGTCACTGAGACCAAGGCGGCCCGCTCTGGTGAGCGTGTGGGCGCTCCCCAGCGCAAGTACGCAAGCCTGTTCCTCTCTACCGGCGCTTCTCGTGACGGTGTGCGGACTACCGGCTTCAAGGCTCGTATGGAATCCATGTCCGGCCCCGAGCGCCGCAAAGCTGCCTACGGTATGTTTGGCCGTGCTGTGAAGTGCATCCACGCATCCGGCGGCGACGCCGAGAAGGCCGCTTTCACTGCGGAGCGTAAATTCGGCGACACTGAGATGGCGCATGAGTTTAAGGCCCTGTCTGTGACCTCTCCTTCCGACGGTGGTTATCTGGTTCCCGAGGTGTACGCCAACGAGATCATCGAGCTGCTGTACCCCTCCACCGTTATTTATAGCCTGGGCGCCCGCCGGCTCGGCATGAATAACGGCAACCTGAACATCCCCAAGATCAAGACCGGTTCCCGTGCTCTGTTTACTGGTGAGAGCCGTTCTCTGCCCAAGTCCGCTCCCAAGTTCGGCAACCTGAAGCTGTCTGCCAAGAAGCTGACCGCCCTCATCCCCATGAGTAACGATCTGCTGCGCTCTACCAACTTCGACAACGACGTCATCGTTGGTCAGGATGTCACCAAGCAGATGGCCCTCGGCGTTGACTTCGGCGCGCTTCTGGGTTCCGGCGGTGAGTTCCAGCCTCTCGGTATCACCCGCAACAAGAACGTCCTGAATCTGGACGTGACCAGCCTCGGCACTGAATACGCCAGCACTGCCGGCGTCCTGACCGCCGCCTTCCCCAACTACCTCGTGGCTTCCGTCCTGAAGAACAACGTCTATGCCGACGGTCTGGGCTTCGTGTTCAACACCAGCGTGGAACAGTTCTTCAAGTCCCTTCGCGACAATGTTGGCGGCTTCATCTTCGCTGACGAGATGAACAAGAACGGCACTCTGGTTGGCTACCCCTACAAGACCACCAACCTGCTGGAAACTGTGGGCGGTAAAACCCAGATCATCTTCGGCAACTGGAACGATCTGGTTATCGGCGAGCAGGGCGCTCTGGAAATCGAGACCAGCCGTGAAGGCTCTTGGACCGATGACGCCGGCAACCTGATCTCCGCTTTCGAGAACGACCAGACGCTGGTTCGCGCCATCAACAATGTGGACACCGGCCTGCGCCATGACGAGAGTTTCGCCGTGGCCTCCAAGGTTTCTGTCCCCGTGTAATAGGAGGTAAACAGCAATGAAAAGAGAACTGCTTCAGAACGTCAAAGTTCTGCCCTACACCTCTGGGGAGGCCATTGACCGGTCCGGTTTCCTGTCCGGCGTGATTGGCGCCAAGATCGGGACCGCCGGTGCGCTGACCCTGACCGTCACCCACAGTGATGACAATTCCGATTTCGTCCCCGTAACCGATGTTCAGGTGTTTCCTGAGAAGCAGACCGAGGGCGGTACCTTCACCACTGAGGAGCTGGCAAAAGATGATGTCGTGAACATCGACATCGACCTGCTGGGTCTGAAGGACTTTGTGAAGATTACCGCCTCCGGCGCTGCCGCTACCGGCACTGCCCTGTCCATCGCTCTCGGCGACAAGCACACCCAGCCCGTGTAACGGAGGGAATGACCATGCCGAGAATCTACAAACCTGTCGGGCCTTCCGCCAACAAGGCAACTGGCCCCAGCAGCAACAAGGCTCCCGGCTCGGCGGCACCCGCACCCGCCGGGGGCGTAAAGCCCGACGACAAAAAGAAAGACGCTGGCGGCGAGAAATAATCTTGCCGCCTCTCATTTAGGAGGTCTATATGCTTGCAGACAATGCGCTCACAACCCTCGACAGAATGAAGCTGATGCTGGGGTTGGCAGGAGTAGAGGATGCTCAAACTGATGAGGTCATCACGCTCCTGATTAACCGGGCGTCCTCGTGGATCGAGCGCCAGATCGGCAGGCATTTGGGCCGCCGGTCTTACCGGCAAAAATACGATGCCGACGGACAGCAGGAACTCGTCACTCTGGAATACCCCATCATCAGTGTGGAGTATGTCAAGGAAGACGGCAAAGTAGTTGACCCGAAAACCTATGACTTCTCGCAGGACGGACAGATCGGGGTGATTTACCGGGACGAGGGCTGGCTGAAAGCAGGATACCGCAGAGGTCTGGCCTACGACATTGTAGCGCCCAAGAGGGCCATCGAAGTGAGCTACACGGCGGGATATGTTTTACCAAAGGATGCCACTGCCGATGACCCTCAGACCCTGCCTGCGGATCTTGAAGGGCTGATTTGGGATATCGTCTCTCAGGCGTATACCAATCTGCAAAATGGTTCTCAGGGGCTGTCGTCTTTCTCTATCTCTGACGTGACATGGAATTTCGACAAGTCTCAGCCTGAATCTTGGTCCCAGATTATCAATATGTATCGGAGGTATTGATCGTGGACACCAATGCGATACTCAGCGACTTTGAGCGCCTGAAATCCGCCTGCCGTGAGATGGCGGGCAAGAAAATCATTGTCGGGATTGTGGGCGAGGCAGATTCGGAAGTTATCGCGATTGCCCACGCGCATGAGTACGGTACTGATAAGCTGCCAGAACGCTCGTTCATACGAGCGAGTTTCGATGCCGACCAAGAAAAGCTCAGCGGCATTGTTACAAAGCAGGTAGACAAGGTTCTGACAGGTGAAACATCCGCAAGTTCCGCAGCGAACGCCATTGGGGCGCAGGCTGCTCAACTCGTGCAGAACTTCATCGACGATAACCGTGTCAAGCCGCAATCTGATTTCTCAAAGAAAACGCAGCACACGACGCTGTATGAAACAGGTACTCACATCAGAGACCGCATCGCGTACAAAGTGGAGGAGTAATCTATGCTTCGTGCAACACCAAGACTTCCACGAGCGCTTTTACACATTCTGACCGTGACAGACCGCACATTCGAGCGCGGCCCCGGCGGGCAGTCGAGGCCCGTGGAAAAACCGGTAAAGAGCTTCTGGGGCGTAGTGCTCCCCCTTTCCAACTTGGATTGGAAGATGCTTCCTGAAGGAACCTACACACAAAACTCTCAGAAGCTGTACACCGATGACCCGATCGACATTTCTCCCGGACAGATTATCCGAGACACCTACGACGGTCAGCAGTACACCATCACGCAAAAACTGTCGCACAACTCTATTCACCCCATGCTCCGCTTTTTGGTGGAAGGGGTGGTAAAGAAATGACGCTGGAACAAGCTCGCAACGCAATCGTTGCAGGACTGGAAGCCCACATCGGACGACCGGTTCGGTTATCTGAGCAGATCGAAGATATGCCAGATTATCCGTATTGCTATTACAGCATTCTTGCTCCGCGAATTTCAGAACACGCTTTCGGCTTGCAAGAGCTGATCGAGAAAGACGGAGAGTTCATCCGTCGCAGGTCAGAACCTGTGATGGCTACAATGTCCTTCACTTTTTGCAGCATGAACCGTGAAACTGAAAATGGTTTTGTGTACGGAGAGGATGAAGCCCTCGCCCTTTGTGAAAAAGGCTTAGGCTTTTTCTTGCTGAACGGACACAACATCAGAACCGAATTTGGCGATGTTGTTGTGAATAATGTGGGCGCCGCCGCAAACCGCACCAGCTTTCTCGTAGAGGATTCCGTTCGCCGGTATGGATTCGACATCCGCATCTCGTTTGTCAGAACCGATGAGATGCCGACAGTAACAGTCGAGCGAGTAAACGATCCTTCGGGAAATGCTCATTCATAAGAAGGAGGAAGCCTTATGGCAAAAGACATCATCGTCGTGGTGCAGCGAGACGCGCTGCCCACTGAAAAGGAGAGCCTCGACATCCTTCTCGTGTCCACCACCGGCGAATATCCGGTGAACACGTACCGGGATCTGGCGAGTGTTGAGGCCGTGTTTGGCCCCGACGGGCCTTGCCCCAACTCCAAAATCGTTCGCAAGGTGACAACCTTGCTAAATCAGGGTAAAACGACCCTCGCGGACACCCTTATCAGCAAGTTCAAAATCGTAGGCTTTGAGCCTCCCAGCGCATCTCCTGCCGTGACCGCAACCTTCGCTGTAACATTCGCGGAACCGCAGAGTGTGGACGCAAGCAAGGAGCTGTGGGCGAGAATTGGCGGAGACGGCAAGGCCCTTGTGAAAGTGACCGCCAAATCAGCCGTAACTACCGCAGCACAGTTTGCCGCGTTGTTTGATGGAACCAGCTTTGAGATTGGCGGGAAAACTTACTCCGGCGCGGCTGTGGGTGATACCGTCCTCTACACGGCTACCGTTTCCGGTGAAGCAGATTCCATCCCCGAGCGGGTTGAAATCTTCGAGGACGAAGGCATGACCACTCCCTTCGCCGCCGAACTGACTGCGGAGTTTGTAAACGGCTCGGACGAGATCAGCGCTGCTGATAATCTCGTAAACGCCATCAAGCAATTTCAGACGGAGGTAACGAATGACTGGTACTACCTGCTGACCGACAAGGACGACGACGAATACGTCATTGCCCTCGCGAAGTTTGCGGAGGCCAGTGAACCTACTGAGGCAGAGCTTGGTGCTGGTGTTGAAGACCACCGAAAGTTCTACATGGGGCAGACCAGCAATAAGCAGCTCGTCAGCTCCACCGCTCGGGCCGCTGTAATCTACACGGATGAGGAGTATCTGAACGAGGAACCGGACGCCTCTTACACCGGAAATGTGGGTCCCTTTTATCCGAAGGCGGTCACTTGGAAATTCAAGCGCCCCCAAGACGGCAACGCCAACACCAGCGAGGGTGAGAAACTCATCTCGCTCCCGCGTCTGACCGACGCCGAGCGGGAGCAGCTTCTGGAAAACCACGTGAACTTCCTCACGGAGGAGTACAAACGCCAGTATGTGAAGGAGGGCGTGTGCCTCAACGGCGAGTTCATCGACGTTGTTCTCGGCGGAGACTGGATCGCAAAACGTATGCGTGACCTGCTCTACGACATCATGCTCGAAAACGCCAACATCGACTACGATGATGCCGGCTTCGGGCTGATTGCATCTGCCGTCTTGCAGGCTCTCGCCGAGGCCGCTGACGACGACCACAAAATCGTTGCCGTTGACCAGAAAAGCCGCGCCGGGCTGTACACCGTCACTATCCCCAAGTTTGCAGACGCCACGGACGATCAGCGCCGGAATCGCGTTATGCCCGACATCTACTGGGAAGCGCAGCTCTCTGGCGCCGTGCATCAGGTTAAAACCAAGGGCGTCCTCCGCGTTTCTCTGTAAAGAAGGAGTGTGAGAAACTATGTTACAGACCTACGATCCCCAGAAGGTAAACGTGACCTTCAACAATCATCAGCTCCGTATGTTCGGTGACAGCTTGTTCACCCTTGCAAGAGACGAGGATAACGTGACGCTGAAGAAAGGCGTGAAGGGCGACGGGACCTACATCCTGAACGCCAACAAGGCTGCTAAGCTGACCATCACGCTTCAGCCCGATTCTCCGGACATCTCGTTCATCGAGCGGTGCGCCGAGCAGAACACAATGGGCAATCTGGCTGTCACGGATGCCAATGACAACGGCACTGTGATTTTTGCCCGGAATGTGATGGTGTCCAAGCTGCCCGACCGCTCCCGTGCGAAGGAAGCTGCGGACGTTTCCATCATCTTTATCATCCCGGATCTGACGCTGCAAAACTGAAACATTGGGGTGATACATCTGAATTAAAGTCTAACATTAGACACGAAAGTCGAAGTTTAGGCGGGAAATTCAACCCAATGTTTCAGCCCCCGAATGTTTCAAAGTTTCGCCAATGTATCGGCAATGTTTCACCCAAAATCCCCGTATTTACTGGGGTTTTGACCGTTTTGAAACATTGAAACATTTATTCCTAATAATATCTAAAATAGAGTATTTAGGCGTATTCGTGTGCAGCACGTATACGCCTATTCTCTCTAATACGCCTAATTCGTGCATAGTACGCGCGCGCGAAACGGCTGAATGTTTCAGAAGGAGTGTTGACCTATGGCCCGTACTAAAACAGTCACCGTCGGTGGCGTGGATTACCAGCTTCAGAGTGTCACCTTTTCGTGGTACTCGAACCTGACTGACCTCTACATCAACCCCGCCAATGGAAGAAAGAATACCGCGAAATACGCGGACGCACTCATCAAGGGCTGCGTAACTGCGCCCGTGGAAGTCTCGAAGGGCGGAATCCGTTACTTCGACGATCAGGATGATCTCGCAACGCCGGGTGAGCTGGTACGCGAGATCGAAAACTTTCTTGCGGAGCGAGCAAAATCCTAAAGCCGCCGAGAAACGAGCGCGCAGGAATGAACGCTTTTGGCGGATGACATTCTGCATGGGGGGAATCAGCTATACAGAGCTGAAAGAAATGGATCTGTTTGAGTTTACAGAAGCTGAGCAGGCCCGCCTCCTGTGGCAAAATGAGTGGAATAAAAAATCCTGATGGAAAGGAGGGATGATGTGTGGATGAGGCTCGCAGCTTAACATACAGCATAAATGTCGAGGCCAATACCTCGCGGGCAGAGAGCAGTATTCGCAATCTGACCAGCGGCCTTGGCGGACTGAATGGTGCCGGCAGCCGCATCACTGTGGACGCTGACACATCCGGCGCTGAATCAGGCATCCGAGGTGTAACAAGCAGCCTCGGCGGTGTCCAGACGCAGGCTAATTCTGTCGGGAATGCGTTCCGCGCATCATTCCTCCGGGGTATCGACAGCGGAGACAGCTTCTCATCGTCTGTGCGGCAGGGCGTCGGCGGGGCTTTCGATTATGTCACTGGCAAGGTGCGTGATTTTGCGAATAATACGGCGTCCAATATCGCCAGTATCGGATCGAAGTTTGCTCACCCCATCAGTACCATCCGAGACGGCTTTGGCAACGCCGTACAGAACGCCAGGTCTCGCCTGATTGATATGGCGAGAAGTGCGCAACAAGCAGCCACCCAGACAGATGATCTCGGAAATTCGGCGGGCGCCGCCCGCAGAGATGTTGATGGGCTGGGCGCCGCTGCTGATTCTACGAACGACAAGTTCAGCAGGCTTGGCGGTGTTCTGAAAGGAGCCGGTGCTGCAATCGGAGCCGTGAGCGCCGCTGCGGTGGCCGGGGCCATTGCCATCGGCAAACAGGTCGTGTCTGCCTATGCCGACTATGAGCAGCTCGTAGGCGGTGTAGACACGCTGTTCAAGAGCGCGTCTGGTACGGTGCAGCAGTACGCTTCAAACGCTTTCCAGACCGCTGGTATGTCGGCGAATAACTACATGAATCTCGCTACGAGTTTCTCGGCGAGTATGATAAGCTCCCTCGGCGGCGATACCGCAGCGGCTGCTAAGCAGGTTGACCTGGCAATCACAGACATGGCCGACAACTCCAATAAAATGGGTACGAGCTTGGAGGATATTCAAAACGCCTATCGCGGATTCTCCATGCAGAACTACACCATGTTGGACAACCTGAAGCTCGGTTACAGTGGCACTCAGGACGAAATGCAGCGACTGCTGGATGATGCGGGTAAGTTGGCTGGTACGAAGTTCGACATCAACTCCTTTGCGGACATCACCGAGGCCATCCACGTCATTCAGACGGAGATGGGCATTACCGGCACCACCGCGAAAGAAGCCGCTGAGACGATCAGCGGCTCATGGGCCAGCACAAAAGCTGCCGTGGAAAACCTGTTTGCCGGCCTCGGTAATGAAAATGCTGACATTGGCAAGCTGGTGAACGACGTCACGGCCAACTTCGGAAATGTCGTGAAGAATGTCACGCCGGTCGTAGAAAACCTTGCCGCTGCTCTCCCGGAGGCGCTGGGGCAGGCAGTCCCTGCAATCAGCGGGTTGCTTCCGCCCATTGTGGAGGCGGCTGCCGGCATCTTCGACGAGGTGCTCAGCTCTCTGATCGGGCTGCTGCCTGAGCTGGCTCCGGTTGCGGTTGATGCGGTGTTGATGATTGCGCAGACCCTTGTAGAGAATGTGCCGGTCATCGCAGATGCCGCCATTCAGTTGGTGGACAGCCTGATTACATCGGTCGGGCAAATGCTGCCGACGCTCATACCGGAGTTCGTAAACGCTATCGTGTCCGTGGCAACATCTCTGATTGAGAATGTCCCGATGCTCATAGAGGCGGGTATGCAGCTCCTGAGCGGGCTGGCAGAGGGTATTATGACCGCTCTCCCGATGCTGATTGAGCAACTCCCGCTTATCATCGACGGCATCATTGTGGCGCTCACAGAGAGCCTGCCGCTGATTCTGGAACAGGGCGCAGCGATCATTATGAATCTCGTACAGGGTATAGTTGACACGGTGCCTCTGCTGTTGGAACAGCTGCCGGTCATCATTGAATCGCTCATCACTTTCTTCACGGAGAATATGCCGATCATCATGGAACAGGGCATCCAGATTCTCACCAATCTGGCGTTTGGCATCATTCAGGCTATCCCCATTCTGCTGGAACAGCTGCCATCCATCATCACCTCGATTACTGGGACGATAGCAGAGAATATGCCGCTGATCCTTGAAACCGGTGTGCAGCTTCTGCTTCAGCTGGCGAGCGGCATCATTCAGGCCATTCCTCAACTGGTGGCACAGCTCCCGCAGATCATTTCTGCAATCGTGAGCGGCATGAGCGCCTTGATGGGTGGTATCGTGGACATCGGCAAGAATATCGTTCAGGGTATCTGGAACGGTATTTCTGCGATGGCAGGTTGGATTAAAGACAAAGTGGCCGGATTCTTTGGCGGCATCGTTGATGGTGTCAAAGGTCTTCTGGGCATCCACAGCCCGTCCACTGTTTTTGCCGACCAAGTTGGTAAGAACATGGCGCTCGGTGTTGGAGAAGGCTTCGATAAGTCGATGGGCGGTGTCAAGAAAGACATGGAGAATGCCCTTCCTACCGAGTTTGATTTGCCGACAAAAGTATCGTCTGACGTGTCGTATAGCGTGATGCCTGTTGTGGCCGACGTCAACACTCCTCCTGTTTCGGATGTTTCGTACAAGGTCAATCCGGTTGTTGGAGATTTCAACCCCGTTGATCTCGGTGGGCAGGCTATGCAAGTCATCATGGTAAGCCCTGAGCTTATTCGCTTTTTGGCGGATCAGAAGCCTGCGGACGAGGTAAACGGTCCTAACACCGAAGGATCGGATGACGATGGGGACAAGCCAAAAGTAGGGCCGCCGCCAGGGGATGTATCGCCTGATGGCGATTTCCCTGCCAGTCCAGCTCCGGTATTCTCCCCGAGCATCGTAGTTCACGTGTATGGGGAAGTTTCCGAGGAAACCGTGGACAATATGCGTGATTCTCTGCGTGACACTGTTCGTGAGCTTTACGACGAGTTCCGCGAGGAGGAATTGCAGCAGATGTCCTTGAAGAACCAGTATTCGTTCTGATAGGAGGTGTCGGAATGGCGTATACGCTCACCGGTAGAAAGGGCGGGACAGTTCGTTTCGTACCTTTCGAGAACGGTGTGGTCGAGAAAGAGAGTGAGAGTTACAGCAGCTCTGTCACCTCGAACCCCGTGGAGAGCGGGGCTGATATCAACGACCACGTGAACAACGCTGCGGGGCAGCTGACTATTTCAGGCACCATCGTGGGCGGGGACAGCGCGATCAACGCACTGAAAGCCATGCGGGATTCGCGGGATATCATCACGTACACCGGCGTGACCCGCATGGCAAACCTCGTCTTTACCAGTCTGAAATTTGACCGCAGCTATAAGAACAGAAACGGCGCGTCCTTCTCGGCCACGCTGAAACAAGTACGGCTGGTTTCTTCTGAATTCGTGCCGATGGATTCGGAAGTGCTGATGTCCAGTCAGGACGCCGGCAAAACAGATAACCAGCAGCTGGCGCAAACAGCCAGTGTGGGAATGACAACGGTTTCTCTGCAATCGGTCAGCTCCGCAAGCGCAGAGCGGTACAGAGAAGCCTATGATACGCCGAGCAGCTCGGCTCCGCTTACGCGGAGCACGGGCGGCTATGACGGTCTGGAAGCCAACTGACGGAGGTGATAGAGTGTGGCGCTGCAACTGATTGACCTGAACGAGGACATTGAGTACATCAACATTGATGTGTCGAAAGTGCCGTACTCATTCTCTGTCAAGCTGACGGATAAGACATACACGTTCACTGTCAAGTACAACGAGATCGGCAAGTTCTTCACCGTTGACCTGCTGGACCTGAACGGCGACGTTTTGGTATTTGGCGAGGTTATTCGCTACGGCAGGGCGCTGTTCAACGTGGTAGAAGACGAGCGGTTTCCGCTGCCTGTCATCATCCCCGTCTGCATAACCGGCGAGGAAATCTCGGAGGTAACGCCGGAGAACTTCGGAAAAGAAGTCAAGCTCTACCTCTACGAAAGGAAGGTGGAGTGATATGGCGTTTTGGATTCGGGAAGCCACGCTGGTTATCGGGAACAAGAAATATTCACTTGCGGATCTGGATTTCAAGTTCAGCATCCCGTTTGATGACAGCGATGAGCCGCCGGTGGCTACGGTGACGGTGACGAACCTCTCCGCCAATACTCGCGCCGGCATCAAGAAAAATGACCCCGTCATCCTCAATGCGGGATACGAAGGCGATGTCGGCTGCATCCTGATTGGGAAAGTAGTCGGCCTGAAGCACAAGCAGTCCAATGTGGACTGGACCTCCACGCTGACGATACAGCCTTGTGCCGATGAAATCCTCGGCAAGCTCATCAACAAGACCTACGTGCAGAACTCTAAGGCGTCAGCCATTGTGAAAGACCTGCTGAACATCTTCGGCGTCGAGGTCTCAAAATGCGAGCTGACCACCGACGTGAGTTATCCGCGTGGGCGGGTATGCCGGGGAAATCTGAAGCAGGTTCTGACGGAGATCGTGGTGAATGAGTGCAAGAGCCGTTTCATCATACGGACTACGGGGCAAATCTACATCACCAAGTCCGATGACGGAATCGACAACGGATTGACCTTGACGCCCTCGAACGGGCTGCTCAGAGCAGATGAGGAAAAGGTTCAGATTCCCGTTGAAACCGACCTGAACTCGCAGACAACTGGGGAGGACCGGGAGGAAGACACTATTTCCCGCTCCTGCCTGCTCAACTATCGTGTGGCAACCGCAGAGGTCATCAAAATTCAGTCTGCTGACCTGAATGGCCGCTTTATTGTCGTGGAAGGCAAGCATAGCGGCGGCAGGACAAGTGACTGGGAGACTTCGATGGAGCTGCGACCGTACTGAGGAGGTGTGCCGGTGGCAAACGTAAAGCCATATAACTACCAGCAAATTCACGACCGGAAGCTGGCTGAATCCATTTGCGTGGCGGCAGTCGTGTCGGTCAAGTCATTCGACCCAGCCAAGATGACGGTGGATGTACAGCCCCTGTCGAAACATTTGCAGAACGGGAAGTATGAAAGCCAACCTCCCATTCTGAGCATACCCGTCGCTTGCACTCGGAGCGGCGGGTTTATCATACGCCCTTGGATAAAAGCGGGCGACGTGGGAGTGGTGGTCTATCTCGATCACGATATGGACAGTACGGTGAGCGGAGGCAAAGAAGCTCAACCGCTCACCGAACGAAACCACGCAACCACGGACGCTGTTTTCATCGGCGGAATCGTGGCGGGTGACTACGCGGTGCGGGGTCTTCCCGGCGAGAGCCTCGTTCTCGCAACGGACGACGGTAGTGTTTATGTTGCAGTCACGAAGGCCGGGGTGCAAATCTTGGGCGACGTCCATGTGGAAGGGAAAATCACAGCTTCAAAAGACGTCGTTTCTGAGGAGCGCGTCAGCGGGGCGCACCACAAACACCCTGGCGATTCCGGCGGCGTAACCGGTGAACCTATGTAGGGAGGTGATTCACGTGGGAGACAACATGACACTGCTGATTGACCCAGAAACTCGAGACCTTGTTCTGGACGAGGATGGTCACTTCCAGAAGATTTTTGACCGGGACACTACGGTTCAAAATGTCCGTCACGCTCTCCTGACGTGGAAAGCCGAGTTCTTTGCCGACGAAACGCACGGCACGGACTATGAACGGATTCTCGGTGTAAATCAGAACGACGTGGATGAGGAGGAGATCAAAGAGATCATGCGGGAGGCTATTTTCCAAGAGCCAGATGTATCCCGCATTGATTCGATGTCCGTATCCTGTGAGCGCAGAGAGGTCTCTGTGGCTTTCTCAGCTACGTTGGTGAACGGCGAAACTATCACATTGGAGGTGACAGCATAATGGCAAAAACAACGGACTGGGGCTTGACTGACGCCGGTTTTAGACGCCCCACTTACGCTGAACTACTGGACGCGCTCGAATACAAGGCCAGAGAGCTGTTCGGTTCAAAAGCAAACCTTACCGTGCGCTCTCCGCTCGGTATCTTCCTGCGGATTTTTGCATGGATGCTCAACCTCCTGTTCTCGACCCTCGAAGATGTCTACAATAGCCGGTTCGTTGATACCGCAGTCGGCCACAGCCTGTACAACCTCGGTCGAGCGATTGGGCTGCGGCTGCTGGGGGCGCAGAAAGCCGTGGGCTACCTCACCTTTACAGGCGAGATAGGCGCGGAGGTCCCGGAAGGCTACCTTGCCGAGACTATCGCGGGCCAGCAATATATAACGCTTCAGTCTGGCGTGATTTTGGATGGGAGCATTACGCTTCCGGCTTCCGCAGTCGTAGCTGGCCCCGATGGCAATACAGAAGCGGGGACGATTACAGTTATCACCAACCCGAAGAACGGTATCTCCGCCGTGTCAAACGCTGCTCCGTTCGAGGGCGGGCGGAACACAGAGACTGATGCTGAGTTCCGCGCCCGGTATTACATCTCTACGGATTTTGCCGGCGGCGTCAACATTGACGCGATTATCGCGGCGATCTACGAGAACGTAGAAGCCGTCATAGCTGTAACCGGAGAGGAAAATGATACCGACGAAATAAACGCCAGCGGCTTGCCGCCCCATTCCATAGAGCTGGTGGTGTACGGAGGGCTGGATGAATCCATCGCCACCACTATCCACCGCCGGAAAGGTGCCGGCATCCAGACCTACGGAAACGTATCTGTGCCGGTCGTGGACGCCTCCGGGCGGATCAAGGCCATCAACTTCAGCCGGCCCACTCCGGTGAACGTGTGGATCAAGGTGTTCAACCTCCAAACTGACAACACCTTTCCGTTGGACGGCGTGGAGCAAATCAAGCAGCGGCTTACCGAGTACATCGGTTCCGACACGCGCGGCGGCCTGAACATCGGCCAAAACGTCGTGTGCGTGGCCCTGCCCACCGAGGTTTTCAAGGTCCAAGGTGTCGTAGACTTCGACCTGCAAATCAGCTCGGACGGAGAGACTTTTAGCTGGAAAAACATCACCATCGCCGCCCGCGAGAAAGCGGTAACGGATGAGAGCATGGTGGTGGTCGCATGAATAAGTTCCTTTCCAAAATGCTGTATGCGCTGACCAGTGCGTACAGCAGAAAAGACTACGACAATGTGAAGCTGGGCCTACCGCTGGAAACCGTTATCGGAAAGCTATTTTCGATTCTGGCGTGGGGCCTCGAAACTGTCGAGGAGCAGGCTGCGCTGGTAAAGCTGTGGGATGACCTCGACTATGCCTGCGGCTCTGTGCTTGACCGCTACGGCGCGAATTTTGGCGTCAAGCGGGTCAGCTCTGATGATAGGTTTTACCGCCTCGCAATCAAAGTGAAAATCATGGCGCAGCTTTCGGGCGGCGACACAGATACGGTAATTCGGGCGGCAGCTATGCTGCTTGATGTAGAGCAGAGCGATGTTGAACTGGATGATGTATTCCCAGCCAAGATTGCTCTGTACGTGGATATGGCTCTGCTTTCTCCCGATCGGGAGGAACTGATCGAGCCGATAGCCTATGCCATCAAGCGTATTCTGGTGGCCGGTGTCGGGATGCGGCTTTATCTTCGCACCTACCGCACCTACCGCTATGACCTGACTTTGCTGCACTGCGGGTTTGTGGACGCCGATGTGTCCGCTGTGCCGGTGAGCCAAGACAGAGAAAGCACAGACGTGCTGGGCGTCCACTTCGGCGGGTTTGCGGGGGCGAAATTCGAGCCTCCTCCGTTCAGTGCTGATAGAACCGCCCAGATGCCCGTCCAGCTCTTGCGTGGAGCCGTTCAGACACCTACTGTGACATCTACCCCGCCCCCAGAAAGGAGGGCGCACAGAGGCCGCCAGGACGGCGCAGGAGGGGCTGTCTATCACACGCGAATCAAGGCCAAAAGAATTGATTAAGAAGGAGGAGCGATTATGTCCAAGTTTGAAGACGGGAGCTACGGTTCCCTCACCGGCGTGAGCCTGATTGGAAAAGTCCTCGCGGGTAGATGCTCGATGAAATACACGAGGGCGGCAGCAGGCAGCGGCCAGATTCCAGAGGGTTTGACGCCCAAGACCATGATGGAGCCTGCTGGCTACGTCATGGATGCGATGATTGCCGCAGTCACCAATCCCGTGGACGGCGAGTGCCAAGTCACGGTGCAAATCAAAAGCGACAACGTGGCGGCGGGTTTCTACCTGACGAACATCGTGCTGTTCGCCGAGGACCCGGATGAGGGCGAAGTCCCGTTCACCTATCTGTCCCTTGAAAACGAACCGGAGTGGATTCGGCCTGCCAGCTCCATCGTTGGCAAGCTCGCCACGTTTGACCTCATCGCCGCAGTTGGTGACGTAGATGCCGTCACTGCGATCATCGACCCGGAGGCCATCGCCACCGTTTCTCAGGTGCAGCAGATGATTGCCGACCACAACTCAGACCCCAACGCCCACGGCGGCAGTCTGGGCGGCGGTGGCGATGTGGCCGAGGTCGAAATCACGATTCCCGCCGCCGGCTGGGCCAGCAGCGCGGATTTGGAAGATGCAGAAGACATTGTGGAAGGAGAGCTTTATCTGGACCTCCCCGTTGAGGAGGCTGTTGAGGGCTTGATTCCGCAGGTCATGTTGCATAAAGCCGCCCAGAATATCGCAAAGGCAGCCGGCATGAGCACATCTTCCCGTGTGCTTGACGGCGCTGTGCGGTTCTGGGTGCAGCAAGCGCCGACGGAGGACATGGCGGCTACCCTCGTGTTGCTGTCTGCCGACGGCGGCATCAGTGGAGGGGGTGGCACCTATGTATTGCCAGTAGCAACTAAGGACCGCTTGGGCGGCGTAAAACTCGGCGACGGATTCTCCACCACGCCCGATGGCACACTCTCGTATGAAGGCTCCGGCCTTCCCGACGAGGCCATCGTGACCACCGGCGACACGGAGCAGATGCTTGACGAGGTGTTCCCGCCCGAGGAAAACGAACCGCAAAACTAAGAAATAGGAGGAGACCGAAATATGGCTTATGACGAGACCAAGGTCGTAAACGTAAAAGCCCTGAAGGACACGGCGACCCGCATTAAGACGGAATATCTCGCCGCAATTTCCAAAGCGGGCCATGCCCGCTTCCAGAAGTCCGATACCGTGCCTGACGCTGGCACGGCTGAGGAAAACGTGCTGTACCTCGTCCACAACGATGAGACCGGCCATTACGACGTGTACGCCCTGATTGACGGTGTGGTCGAGCTGCTCGACGATACCACCGTCAGTTTGGACGGCTACGTAACCGACGATGATCTGGCTGAGGCGCTCAACGGCGTGGGCGGCGGTGCGGTGTACACCGGCACCAAGACCGACCTTGAAGCGACCGACGCTTCGGTCATCGAGGCGTACTTCACTGAGCACAGCGACATTACCCCGAAGGCCGGAGATATGTTTGCTGTGGTCACTGTGGTGGACAGCATCACCTATGAGATGACCGCCTACCGTTTCGACGGCGAGGACTGGGTGAGCATCACCGGTAATGTGGATGCCGACAAGGTGATTATGCCGGAGGACATCACGCTGGCCGGAAACTACACCCAGTTCGGCAACCTGACCAAGAACGCGGACGGCACCGCCACTCTCAGCTCTAAGGGCAAGAGTGTGCTGGACGTGTTCACCGAAATCCTGAGCAAACGCCTTCAGCCCACTATCACCGCCCAGCCCAGCATCAGCGGGTTCAACCTGTCCGGTGCAAAGGCTGTGGAGGCCGGCACCTCTCTGGCGTCTGCTGCGTACACGGCAGGCAATCTGAACCCCGGCAGCTACCAGTACGGCCCGGAGACCGGTGTCACCGCCTCCAACTGGGTGGTGCAGCGTATCACTGACGGCGGCACTGAGCAGATCGCCAGCGTGGACGCTGCCAGCCTGAGCGCCGGTTCCGATAACAATGGCGGCAATGGCTTTATCATCGGAGACCAGGGCGGCGAGAACGTCGTGGCGTCCCTGAAGTACAAGGCCATCGCCACTCACGGCGCTGGTGTGACTGCCAACGACAACCTCGGCAGCGCCTCTGACCCTGCCGTGAACATCGCTTCCGGTACGAAGGAGAAGACCACCGGGGCCTACACGCCCTACCGGAACTACTTCTACGGGGCCACCACAGAGAAGCCCACCGTTGACAGTGCCTATATCCGGGGTCTGACCAAGAGCAACAAGGCGTATGCCGCCGGTACGCTGACTATCAACGTCCCTGCCGGGGCGCAGCGTGTGGTCATCGCCTGCATCGCTGGCAAGACCGGCGTGACCAAGGTCATCAACGAGACCGCGATGAACGCCGACGTGACCGGCACCTTTACGCAGTCTTCCGTCAATGTCGAGGGCGCTGAGGGCTACACCGCCGTTGCGTACAACGTGTGGGTGTTTGAGCCTGCTGTGCCTTACGAGAACGCCGCGACCCTGAAGGTCACGCTGGGCTGAGAGGAGGGAATGAAGTATGGCTATCAACGGTTCTGACAAGAGTTTTGCCTTTATGGAGTTCCCGCTGAGTATGTCCCGGCAGGATGCTTTCCCGCTGGACAAAAACTCGGTGTTCTACTCTATGTCCGACGCGCAAACCTACGCACAGACCAACCCGACCGCCTATGTCGGTCAGGTCATCGCTGTGGTGGAGGAAGGCGTCTCCACCGTCTACCAGATTAAGAACGCCGCCGGCGAGCTGGAAGCTCTCGGCACCGGAGCCCTCGAAGGCGACGTGGACGCCATCGTGGATGACCGTATCGCCACTGACGGCGAAGTCGCTGAGATGATTTCCGAAATCTTTGGCTCGGAAGACCCCGAAGCCTGAGATAATACCAAAACTTATTAGGAGGATTTTATCATGAGTTACGATGTCAACAAGCTCGCCAAGCTCGGCCACCTGAAGTCTCTGGCGAACAAGATCAAGTCTGATTACGCCACCAAAGCGGAGCTGGCCGCCATCAAGGTCCCCGAGTACAGCGACCGGCTTCCTGTCCACCTACTATCTGACCAAGGATGGTGCCCAGGTGGGCGAGAAGATTAACATTCCCAAGGACTTCCTCGTCAACAGTGCTGACATCAAGACCGTCGAAACCGCTGATACCCCCTACGAGGGTGCTCAGGTGGGCGACCTGTACATCGACTTTGTTATCAACAGCAAGAGCGCCGATGACACCGCCTCCCACGTCTACCTGCCCGTCAATGAGCTGGTGGACGCCTACACCGGCGGCAACGGCATCGAGGTCAGCGCCCAGAACCTGATTTCTGCAAGGATTGACACCGCCAATGCCAACGGCCTCGGCGTGACCGCTGCCGGCTTCAAGCTGGATGTGGGCACCGCCGGCGCTATGTCCGCCGCTGACAAGGCCAAGCTGGACGGCATCGCAGAGGGCGCAAACAACTACACCCACCCTGCCCACACTGCTCACGAGAGCGGGCTGTACAAGGTAACTGTGGACGCTCAGGGTCATGTGTCTGACGCTGAGGCTGTCACCAAGGAGGACATCACCGGTCTGGGCATCCCCGGTCAGGACACCACCTACCAGAAGGCCACTGCTGAGGCCGACGGTCTGATGTCCAAGGAGCACTTCGCCAAGGTCGAGGACGTCGCCGCTGGCGCGACTAAGGTCGAGGCCAGCACCACTCCCGGCAACATCAAGATTAACGGTTCCGAGACCCCCGTGGTGACTATCGCCACCGATGAGGAGGTCACGGAAATGCTGGCCGAGATTTTCCCCACCGCCTAAGATAGAGACTTGACGAGCGGACCGATGGGCGGGTTGTGGAGGGCTGGTCCGTTCTCAGAAAAATTAGGAGGTGATTCACATTGGCAGTTGTAACCCTTGACCATCTGAAGTCTTTGGCTCTGCAAGCGAAGTCCGAAATTGCCGAAGTAGCGAGCGCCGCTGCGGAGGCTTTGGAGGAAATGGATGCTCAGAAGCCGGACAAGTCGCAGGAGGTGTCGGCAACGATTCCAGCGACAGGGTGGTCTGCTGATACCAATGCTTACCCGCAATACTACGACTTCACCGCAGCGGGCGTTACGGCGGCTGATGACGTGAGGGTCTTCCTCGATCCTGCCTCTGTCAGTGCTGCTGTTGCTTGCGGCCTCTGCCCGACTGTGGAGACGCAGGACGGCAAGCTCCGGTTCCGCGCTTTGCAGGTCCCGGCGTCGGCCATCTCTGTGAAGTATCGGATTCAGGAAGGAAAGGAGTAAGCCTATGGGCTATGGAAGTGTAAACGTACCCGGCGTGAGCGGTCCCGAGCTTGAAGCGGTTCGCGCCCTTGCCAACAGCGCGTTGGAGAAGGCGAACGAGGCGCTTGAAGGGGGCGGCGGTTCCGGGTGCGTCCTGAAAATCACGTTCGACGCTGACTTTGCCGGCCAGCAGTACACGGTTACTGACGGCGCGGGGGACACCAAGACCGGCACCGTGCCGGAGGGTCTTGTGGATTCCGTCAGCGTCAAGAACTGCAACACGGAGTACACCGTCAGCGCGAGCACAGCGTCTGGCGAGCAGTATTCCGCAACCGTGACCACCGGCGCGTACTTCGGCCAGTATGAAGTCACGCTGGCCGTGTTCACCGCGACCATTACGGTCACGACTGCCCCCAACGCGGAGGCAAAGGCTGTCCTCGGTGGCAGCGCCTACACCGCAACCGCCAACGGCAGCGGCGTGGCTGCGATCTCGGTCAAGAAGGCCGGCAAATACACGGTAAGCGCCACAATTTCCGGCAAGACCTCTGCGTCCGTAGAGGTCAACGTGACGGAGGCCGACGAGAACTACACCGCCACCGTCAAAATCCCCATTGCGGCCATCCCGTCTCAGGGCGAGAGCTTGACCTACACCGGTCAGGCGCAGACCCCCACGTTCGACGATTACAACAGCGCCGAGCTGACACTGGGCGGCACGACCAGCGGCACCAACGCCGGCAGCTACAATGCCAGCTTCACTCCGAAGCCCGGCTACCAGTGGAGCGACGGCACGACCACCGCCAAGACCGTGGCGTGGAGCATTGCCAAGGCTGCTGGCTCTCTGAGCCTCAATCCGACTTCGCTGTCGCTGAACGGCGATTCGCCTACCGGCTCCGTCACTGTGACCCGTGCGGGCGACGGTGCGATTACCGCCACGTCCGGCGACCCCGATGTCGTCAGCGTGTCGGTCAGCGGCAACAAGGTAAACGTCACCGCGCTCGATGAGGGCAACGTGACTGTAACCGTAAAGGTCGCGGCTGGCACGAACCACAACGCTCCCGCCAACAAGACCTTTACGGTCAACGTGACCAACATGGTCCACATCTACGGCGCGAGCTGGGATGGCAGCAGCACGACCAAGTGGACCCGCACCGATGAGGCGGCGGGCTTCACTGACCCCGTGCCGTATGTGCAGGGCGCAAGTAAGTACAGCTCTCCCTTCGACGATTTGCAGCCGTGGGCGGGCATGGTCAAGAGCGAGCGCACCGGCGGTACGATGGTCGCCATCCCGAAGTTCTGGTACAAGCTGACCCAGAACGGCAACGGCCTGAAAATCCAGATCGCCGACAGAGCGCAGAGCGGCTTTTCTGTTTCCCCCGCCCACATGGACAGGGGCGACGGCAAGGGCGAGCGCGATGTCGTGTACATCGGTCGTTATCACTGCGGCACGTCCAGCAACAAGTCCACCAGCGGCCAGCGCCCCAAGGCGAACATCACCCGGTCCAGTGCTCGTTCCACCATTCATGGCCTCGGCGCGAACATCTGGCAGATGGACTTCCTGATGCGTTTCACCATCTGGCTGCTCTACATTGTGGAGTTCGCCGATTGGAACTCTCAGGCGAAAATCGGGTATGGCTGCGGTAACAACAGCAACACCGAGAATATGGGGTACACCGACAGTATGCCCTACCATACCGGCACCACGAAGAACTCCCGCACCACCTACGGCTGCGGCACTCAGTACCGCAACATCGAGGGCCTGTGGGATAACGTGTACGACTGGATGGACGGTTGCTATTACAACGGCAGCGGCCTGAACGTCATCAAGAATCCCAACCAGTTCAGCGACAGCGCCAACGGCGTGAACGTCGGGACGCTGACCAGCGGTTATCCGTCTCGGTTTACCGTGCGCTCTCAGGCTGGGTTCCCGGTGTTCGCGCCCTCTCAGTCGAACGGCAGCGATTCTACGTATTCGTGCGATTACTGGTACTTCTAC